CAATGAACTGTCAAAGGTCTCATCAAGTATTAGTAAATTGGTTGCCACCGAGTTCTTCATCTTAGCAATTTGTCGCCAAGTAAAGAGTAGTGCCAAGTCAATACGTTGCTTCTCACCCTCAGAGAACGAGTCGTATGAGAAGTTGTCACGATGTCTTGAGCGGATAGTCTCTTGGAAACTCTCATCAAGATTAAAGTGGACAAAAAAGTCTAGGATTTGTAGGTACTGATTAGTAAGTTTATTAATGACTGGCAAGTATTCTTTGACAATCTTAGTTTTAATACCAGTATCTTTTAGCATCTCTGCCATAGCCAAGTTGTAAGATAGTTCTTCATTCTTGACAAGTTTAGTCTCAGTTAGATCATTACGGCTTTCTACAAGTGTCTCCAGTGATTTCTTTTCTACACTTAGATCACCATCAGTACCTTGTATCTTTTGGATAGCTTCGTTAGAGGCTGTAATGACACCTTGCAGCCTAGTAATTTCTCTATTATTACCACTAATAGTTGTAGTACGATCTCTAATCTCGTCCGTGATAGTATTAAACTTTGTAATATCTTGCTCAACCTTAGTAGATTGATCAGAGACATCGTTTAAGGCATTCTGTAGTTCTGTTGCTTTTTCTTTACCTACAGATAGCTTTTCTGATCTAAGGTCTTCACTAATAGTTTGTGAGCATGTTGGACAGTCAGCATTCTCTTCATAGAATTTTGTTTCTTTAACAAGTACCTTAATCTTTTGATTAAACTCTGCCTTAAACTGTAATAGACTTTGTTTCTTATCATTACTTGCTTTAAGATTTTCTTTAAGACCATTTTGTCTTTCATCAATCTCATTTGATAATAAGGTATTTTCTTCTTGATACTTTTCTATATCTGCAAGTGCTGCTTCTATTTCTATTACTCTAAGATCAACTTGATCATTACTTAGATTTTCTACATCACGTATATACTTACGTTGTATATCAATCTTTTCTTTTGTAAGCTCAATATCATATACAACATTCTTAATCAAGTCTTTAAGTGATGATGACTTTTCTTTTACAAGTGAATTCATCTTACTAAAGATATTAATATCCAGAAGATCCTCGATCACATCTCGCCTGTGTTGTGATGCAAGCTGCATGAAGGGAATGAAGGATGATGAGCCTAGTACCACAATCTGATGAAATGATTTATGATTCAACTTAATGATATTCTGCTCGAGGATCTTCTGGTACTCTTTGGAATGAGATGCTTGATTAATCATAACACCATCTTTCCAAATTTCAAAGATGTTAGGTTTAATGCCTCGTACAACTTTAAAGTGTGCTTTACCAATAGTGAATACAACTTCAACAACACTATCTTTCTTATTGATAGAGTTTACTAATTGGCTTTTATTAATATTTCGGTGTGGTTTGCCAAATAAAGCAAATGATAGTGCATCAAGCATACTTGATTTACCAGCACCGTTATGACCAATAACCAGAGTTGATTTTGTCTTTGTATAGTCAATATCAACCCACTTGTTACCAGTCGATAAGAAGTTTTTATATTTTAATGTTCGGAATATGATCATGCAATCTCTGATGCCTGTGCTTCTGTTAACAAGTCACGCATCTTACCTTTCAGTCTATCTTTATCCAGTTCAGTATCAACACCATCAACATAACTATCAAGCAATTGTGTGGTATCTTCCACAGAGATTGCTTCATCATCAACAGCATCACCAAGAAACTCATTAAAGTTTTCTGCAATCTTTAATTCGTGAATTGGCCTATTCTGTATTCTATCAACAAACCGGTCAAAAGTAAATAGGTCTTCCTTATTAATTACAACTATTTTAACAAATTTATTTTCTACTTGAGTTAGATCATAATCCATGTAGTCACGTTTAGAGTCATCATATACAATCTTATGATATAAACCATGTGGATTACGAATAGGTTCTACTATTCTTGTTTCCGTATCGAGTATATGAAAATACTTAGGGTCGTGAGCATCACTCCAATTCATCTCTATTTGAGAACCAAGGTAGTGAATATTATCTTGATTAGATTTAGTATGAAAATGTCCAGACATAACCATTTCAAATCTACTGAAAAGATTACGATCAAGACCATGATCACATTTAATACCTTTCATCATCTCATAACCAATGATATCAAAGTGTCCACCAATAAAGTCTGCTTTACAGTTGGCAAGAAAGTCAAGTGATTGTTTCTCATTCTCTGCGCAGATCCATGGCACAAGACCCATCTTGAGAGAACCATATTCCATAACCTTAGGCTTGCTAATGATGTTTACTTCATTCATATAATGTCCTAGCAACTCTTTCAAGCTGTTTAGTTCATTAGTATTCTTATAGAAAGTGTCGTGGTTACCACAGATAATATCCATAGTAATGCCATAATCTCTTAACGGTTTAAGAAAGTGTTGACGATTACGGTTAAGAGCACGGAAGTTGATAAACTTCCGGTTATCGTAATAATCACCAAGATGCACGATATGCTGAATACCATGTTCCAAAAGATAAGGAAAAAATACATCGCTGTAAAATTTCTCCGCATTATCGAGAAATATGTCAGAGCTATTGCGGATACCACAATGAGTGTCATTTATGATTGCTACCTTCATTCAATAAATCCACTCAAATCTGAGTCTACTTTGACCTCTCGCTTCTTGCGCTTTTCTTTTTTAACCAACTCTTTGACAGCTATGTCAGTATCTTTAACTTTATCAATACGATCCTTTAGCTGGTCCACAAAGTTAGAAGCTACGATATGCTGAAACTCTCCAACATCACCAACATTCATAAAGGCTTCTACGCCACTATTGGTTAGATACTTAAATTTAATATCTTGTTGCTTTTTCTCTTTAGCAATGCGTCTTAGAAACGCATACCAACTAATCTGTGTAAAGTAAGCAAATGCATTAGGCTTACCTGTACGAGTAGCTGCCTCAAGGTTATAGTTCTCAATAGCTTTCAGACAATTCTCAACCGCATCCATTACCATTTCTTCGCGATATGTATAGCGAATAAAGTTTGACTTGTGAGACAAGCCTTCAGCGATCTTTAGAAAACACTGAGCAATATAGTCTGGTACAATAGGTAGGTTAATTTCGTCTGCTTTTGCTTTTTGAACAACAGTAACATATTCAACTACTGCAGCAGAGAAGTCTGCATTATTAACATAGTGAATGGATTTTCTTTTTGTTCTTGCCATGATATAGTCCTTTCAATATTTCCATTATACTACATTTTAAAAAGGTTGTAAACAAGAAAATAATTAAAAATAATTCATTTTGGGGGTTTACAGATTGACGGATCTGTGTTATAATAAGCTAACAGCTTTTAGGGGTAGATGGTATACAACTAGTGCATTTTATCCTTTGGGAATTTTAAGACTTTTCCTAATACTTCATCGATACTATCCTCTGGTTCTAAATCAATAGGTCCTTCAGTTGGCTCGTCTAATTGGTTTGCATTAAGAAAAAAGTCTACAGTCTCTTGCCAATTAGCTTCTGTCTCCATAGCTGGTTTGGCATCAGCAACAATATGATTAGCACTAAGAGTTTGAAAGAAATCATTCTGTACTTGTTGCAACATCCAAGGCCTCATAGTGCACATTCTATAGGAATCTTTAACTATATATTGTATTTCTACAGCGTGTCTAACGACAATCAAATCAGTTTCTTCATCATTCCATTCAAGGATTTCACATATGATTTCTTCTCCAGTGGTTAGTTTAAACTGTCTTAAATAAGGTTCGCTCATGTTTTTAACTCGATTTCGTAAATTTTATAGTTAAAGGATTCTTTTGCATATATCTTAATGCGTTCGGCGCTGTGTACTAAAGTGTAATTCTTTCTTGCTTTCCAGTGTAGATCATCGGCAATATCATATAATGTGGTTGTTCTACCATCATCTGATTGTCTAAGCCCTCTGCCGATAGATTGCAACACTTTAATTTGGGATTTACTAGGAGAAGCAAAAACAATATTATGAAGATTACGAATATTGATACCGGTACTAAAGGTACCCAAGCTCGCAACAATAATAGAATTTTTCTGTTTCTCAACAATTTTTCTTATAGCCTCTCTATCTGAAGTTTCTGTCTCACCACTTACAAAGAATACTTTTCTTCTTTCGTGTGCGGCATTTCTAATTAAATCAAATAATACTTTACCATGCTTATCAACTAACTGAAATAAAACTAATGTATTACCTTCTTGATCTATTGCTAAATTCTTAATTAAATTATTTCTTGCATCATTAGTTACAATATAATCTATCTCATCATGGTATTGCTTTTTACCAAATGCTTTTCGTACTTCATCTGGATATTTTAAAAGCATCACCTTAATATCTAAAGCTGCAAGGGTCTCATCATCTTGTAACTTTTTTGTGGTGGTTACATTATATATCTTACCAAAAAGACCTTCTAATACAAGCTTGTGTGTTTGAGTACCATCTAAGGTACCAGTGGTGCCAAATCTATATGTTGCTTCCCTTGACTTATTCATAATTCCAGTCAGAGATTTAGACTTGAATCCATGAACCTCGTCTCCAAAGACTGTACCGAACTGCTCAAACCAAGCACCAGGCAATTTATAGACAGATTGCCATGTAGAGATAAACACACGTTGGCTCATATTCATCTTAGGTTTACCAGAATAAATTCTATGGCATTCAGTTTCAGGATTCCAACTATCGTCATACGCAGAGTAATCTTCAAAGTCAGCATACATTTGTTGCACTAGACTTGTTGTTGGTACAATAATCAATACCTTTTTCTGAGTTCTTTCTAATAGATACCTCATAAGCAAATAGATGATAAGAGATTTACCAGAACCAGTAGGGCTCAACAAGATAGCACGCTTTCTATGGATACCTTCTAGTACAGCTTCCAACTGATAGTCTCTGGGCTTAATTTTTTTACCACGTGACGATAGATTTAATTCTTCTACAAACTTTACAAACTCATCTATGTCAACATCAATAGTTGAACCAGGAATTCCATAGAATGCATCGTGATCAACTTCTACTGTATACTGTCTAGGTCCTGCAAACTCTTGCAGATACGGAAACAAACCTACTGGCAGTTCACAGCTTTGAGCATTAAATAATCTTACCTTACCATCCCATACCCTATTCTTATATGCAGGCATAAATTTATATCCAGGGACAAAGAAGCTAAAAAAATCAGACAACTCATTTGATATACCCATATCAGTACCAACATGTAGTACCGATTCATTCTTTTTCTTTACATAGATATTATCCACCGGCTTCGAACTGCCTCCATTTAATCATATTACCAACTGTCTGGTGTCTCCAGTTTAGATTGGTTACTATTTCAGTTAGTGTTTCAATAAGGGTTTTATAGTAAGTTAGTTTTTCTTCTGACTTCTGAATATCTATATCTGAATTATAATAATATTCCATCTCGCCTTTTAATACTTTAAGG